CTAACACTATGTATAGCGGGGTGACTAACATCAAATTCAAAATTTCTACATTGACCATACCACGCACCATCAATATGAACTGGTATTTGATGTTCTTCACAATGATCTAACAATAAAGAAAAATCTTTATGATAATTTGTGGTTATACAACTTGGATAACTTACAATAAAAACATCACCAAATTTCAATTCTTCAAAACTTTTAATTTGTTTCACTTTAAAATCTGTCAATCTTCTATGATATTTGTATTCACCTTTATATGTTGCGATTCGTCCTTTATGTAAATGATGCAATTCATCTAACTGATGAGTTGTTCCCAATATTGCATCTTTTCTTTTGAAGTTGTTAAGTCCATGATATTTAACACGTTTATGTGATTTTATCCAATAATCAATGTATTCTAAAAATTCTTTTGTATATCCATGTGGGTCATCAGGATAAGTTTTCATGTCCATATTACTTCTAAATTTTTTAAATTCACACACCATCATCGGACGCTGACGTTTTGTTCCCAGCATTTCAAATGTTATATCTTCATATTTCATAATTGTTCTATAATAATTTTATTTCTTCCATAATTGTATTTTTTTACCTGCTTCAGATGAAACAAATTTCATACTTGATGAGTTTAAAATATCCTTCATCAACTCAGAATGATTGAAATAATGGTTGCCGATTTTTAGAGTTTTTGTTATATTCATATTTCTTACAACAAGAAATCCATCATCTTTTAAAAAGTTATATGATTTATTAATAACTGCATGCCAATCAACAATAGAACTAATTAAACTCAAGACAATTATATCAAATTTTTCATTTGTATCAAATTCCTCAAAATACGTTTTATGTCCTTCAGCAAATGGACAATAATGTATAAAATCTTCCTCTTTAACAATTCTATCTAATAAGTTTCCTGGTTTGAAATAATCCGCATTCCAATCCTTCACAAAATGTACTCCTTGATCTTCCCACGGATCTACTCCAACATATTTCCAATGCGGAAATTTTTCATATAAACATGAAAATAATTTTCCTGTAAATGCACCAACATCTAATATTTTTTTTTCAAACCCCTTGGCCCATTGTGGTGTATGTGATTTTATAGATATGTTTTCCATAAGATCATGAATTATAGAAATTTCATCATCTTTAATCCATCCAGGCACAGTTAATTTATTATCCATATTTTCCTTAATTCCATTTTTCCACAATAGCATCTAATTTACATGGACAAGCATCATAATCACAAACAATTGGTTCATCAGGTAAAGTATATGTATCAAACAAATTACCCAAACTACCGCCAACTCTTTTTGTACATCTTAAAATATTTCCATTTGACTCAACAAATAATCTCCTAATTCCTGCAGTGCAAGTATATCCTTTGAATTTATGTAAATTTTGATCCAATACTTTCATAAAAGAAATTGGTTCTCCATCATAATGTAACATACGAGGAAATGTCCAATCAATACCAAAAGGTTTCATTTTATTATATTTGTTATTTTTTATCCATTCCCTTTGTTCATCAGTATATTTAAAATAAGTTGTTCCACCTATTTTTGTTCTTGTAAATTTTGGAGTAATTTCAACATTCAAATCTTTCAATCTATAAAATAGTTTTTTTGCTCTTTCAAAATTTTCTGGTATGATCATGAGAGGAATACTAACACTTGCTTTATGTTGCATAATTTCCGCTACCTTATAGAAATGATCATCGTCTGCACTTTCATAATGCCAACTTAAAAATGCAAAAGCTCTATGAGTTCTAAATTTTTTCCAATAATTTAAAGTTCTACTAGCGTTAGTACTAAATTCAACAAATACATTATCTTCACTTATAGTATCAACAAAATCTTGAAACTTAGGCCAAAGGGTTGGTTCACCACCAAGAACTTCAACATACAAATACTTATTATTTTTTTTAATTCTTTCAATCAATTCAAAATAAGGTTTCCAATCATCTCTCCATCTATCAGATCCATCTCTATGATAATCATCACAATAACTACATCTATAATTACAAACATTATGTACAAATAAAGTAACTATACAACAATCTAAATTTTCACTTGTTATGTGCATTAAATAAACTTTCAAATTGAGGAACAACTTCTAAAACATTTTGATTTCTTATTTTATCTAAATTTATTGTTAGATGTACAAATTCTTGAAGCCACGTTCTACCAGTATAACATTGGCCATCTGTGTAACTTTCACTTAACATAAATTTTTGAACATTATTTAAATATTTTGTAAAAGTTTTTTTAACATAATCATTATGATCAGATTTATCTATCCATTTTTTGTACTTTGTGTAATGATCAACAACCTTTTCTTTTATATCTTGAGGTAATACTTTTATATTATAGTATTTTGGACTATGACACATATGAAAACTAACAATAGGTCTTACTCCACTCAATGGATTAAATTTTGTAAGTTCACTTTCTTCTAATCTCCATTTCATAAATTCAGGAAAATGAAAAACATTGAATGGTGTAATGGTGAAAGCAAACCAACATTTAAAATTTATATCATTATTGTTTTGTATTTTGTTTAAATTTTTCCAAACACGTTCCCAATTAGTTCCATACCTTTGATATTCAAAAACATTTTTACAACCATCAATACTTGCTCCTATCCTTATTTGTTTAAAATGTTTCCATAGTTCTAATATGCGAGTTGATACTGTAGTCAAATTTGAATTATATTCAATTTCAATATTTTTAGCAGAACCATTATCAATTAATAACTGCAAACTATCAATATGTTCTTCTATAATTAATGGTTCTCCACCAACAATGTAAAGTTTTTTTGCATCTTTAGTATATTCTTTAAAGTTTTTCCAAAAAACATTATCATCTTTAAACCAATCATATTGATTAGTTGTCCATTTTCCTTTTACATCTTTTATCAACTTTATTTGTTCATGTGTATCTTTGTATTCTGTTTTATTATAAATTTTTACATAGTCATCATACCATTGATCACTATCTGTTGGTCCACACATTCTACATTTTAAATTACAAAAATTACCATAGCGTATATCAAAATAATCTAAAGGATGATCATCAACATTTATTGTTCCATCTTCATCTGTTGTTTGCCACGCCTTTTCATAAGTAAGATCCCAATCCTCAGATTCCATAATTCTTCTACTTCTAATACCATTTTTTTCTTCTTGCCTACATCTTTCACATTCACTATGCCATTCACCTTTAAGCATTGTTGATCTTATTTCTTTACTTAAATCACTATTTCTGGCGTCTTTTAAATTATCAATTTTTGCATTATAAGGGGTATCATCTTCTTTACGAATGATACCTCTATTTTTTGTATAACTATTGGCGTTACAACAAATTCTAAGATCACCATTATTTCTTATGTTAATGCTATTCCAAGGTAAGGGACAAAATGTTTTACTCATTTAATAAATCTTTCATTTCAGGAAAAGTATTTGCAAAATTAGTCTTACGAACCTTATCCATTATTGTAATATATTCTTTAAATTCAATCATTCTATTTGACCAATCTTCTGATTTCATAAACGATATCAAACCTTTAAGTCTTTTTATTCCATAATTAGCATTTTTCCATTCTTCCAAAGTAATTTCATTTTTATGCCAAGAAGGAATACCCTTCTCCCAATTTTTTTCCCACCATGAATAAAAATCAACATATTTTAAATGACAATCATCTTTAAACCATTTTGGTAAAATTTTAACATTTAATTGTGGCGGATGATAAACAAAATGATAATTTACTCCCCCTGCCCCAAAAGGCCACATATTTATTTTTTTAAATCCTTCATTCAATTTCCATTCTATAAAGTCTGGTATATAATATATGTTTAATGCTTGAACTGCACACGCAAGAGTAACCTCAACATTATCATCTGTATTATCAAGTAGATGCATTTGTTTTACTTGATGATCCCATTTACTAGGATATCTTATATAATCATTCATAACACCAATAGAATCAATACTATAATGAAATCTAATCCTTCTAAATTTTTTCCACAATTCAAACAATCTATCAGGCATTTCAACACCATTACTATTGTATCTCAATTCAATCTGTTCAGAATATCCCATTTCAATTACTTTTTCAAGTAAAGTATAATGTTCCTCTATAATTGTACTTTCTCCACCAGCAAAGTATAATTGATAAATGTTAGGTATCTGACTATATAAATCATCCCAAAACTTAGGATTGTTTTTGTACCAATTATATGTTGCTCCGTGTTGATCAACTCCGCCACCGTGCCATTGTGAAGTATATTTAAGTGACTCACTTTTTACTTGTGGATAATATTCTTTCCAATCTGGTATCCACGCAGATGAGTCATGTGGACTACACATAATACATTTTAAATTACATTTAGAACCTAAACGTAAATCAATATATCTAATTTTTGGCGGAATTTCACCATCTTCTTTTGTCTCTCCTATTATGTCATCTAAAGTAAATCTTTCCAACCAATATGCAGTTTCCCATTGTCTTTTACTTCTATGTCCTGCATCTTCTTCTTTAAAACATTTCATGCAACTAGCAGGTTTTTCTCCCGCTAACATTTGTTTTCTCACATTTTTCATGTAAGAGTTATTCCAAGATTCATTTAAACCAACTACATTTAAATTAGCAGGTTTTCCATCTTCAGTTCTCAATTCTCCTAATTTTCCACCATGTTCTTTATGATCTGTCTTACCCACAGAAGACGCATTTGCAGTACAGCACACCCTCATCGCACCATCAGGTCTTGTACTAAGGTGCATCCAAGGTAATGCACAAAATGTTTTACTTGGTAAATTTATTGCCATTGTGCTTTGTACGCATCAAATCCTGTACCACATTTGTTAGCACAGACTTTTAATCTACCTTCTTTTACACTAGAACATGACCAAGAATTTTCAATCATATTAAAAAAATTTCCTTCAATTATATCTTTCAGTTCATTATATATAGCGTTGATATTATTTGGATCTTTGATCATATTCCATATTGGTGCTTCTTTTGGTTTCCAATACCATTTATATTGCTGTCCACCCAGCCAACAACAAGGGAAAACATGACCTTCAGCAGTGACAAATATTTCTGATTTTTCAATAGATTTACAATTAATATCAGTAACATCATAGTAATGATCCATACTTCCATACTTATTAACAAGATTCTTTTCTTGCTTTAATGCATTATTAATATACTCATCTTTTGGTTTTTCTAATTTTTGTGTTTCTTGTCCTTTTCTATTCATTCCTTGATGAGATTCTTTTCCTTCATGTTTAACAGTAGAAAAAAATCTTCCTGTTTTCTTTGTTCTAAAATCATCAAACCTCATCTTTTTCGCTAACTCTCTTGCTTCTTCTATCTGATGTTGATTGTGGTCAAATATGATGAATTCCCAACGTGCTCTACCACCTTTAGAAATAAATGCAGCAGAATTTTTCATACAGTTTTCCCAATTAACACCTTGTCTATATAAATGATTTGTATCACCCAAACCGTCAAAAGAAAAAGTAACATGACCTTTTCTTCCCATGATAATTGCTAACTCTTTCCACCATTCAACATCTTGTGCACCACCATTTGTATTCATTGAAAGATGCATATTATTATTCTCAATTCTAAAATATTCTAAGCCATAAATACTGTCATGTGAAATACATGGATCACCAAGATTACCACACATATACATATGATCCAATTGTTTAATAAATTCTTTTCTAAATATTATGTGATAGTCTAATGTACTTAATTCTGCACCTGTGAGATATGGATTATCTTTACCACCATTTATGTTACGATCACATTGTAGACATGCTGCTTGACATTTTTGAGTTGGTTCAATATGAACACTTTTAATATTAGAATATTTTAACATGACAAATTTTTTTTGTTTAAAATGGGGAACAAAATATTCACCAATATATGTAAATAGATTATTTAATTCACTTAAAGTAAATTACAATAATTCTTTCAATTTTCATTGTCTTACTGATGATTCAGAAGGTTTGAATAAAGATATTGAAATAAAACCAATTCCTAAAACATTTTCAGAATATCCTAGAACACAAATTTTTACTTCTGAAAAAATGTGCTATTTTAATGACTATGCATATTTATCTGGTAAAAAAGCATGGTTTGACTTAGATATACTTATACAAAAAAATATTACAAGTGAAATAGAGAAAGAACATACTAAAGTAAAATTTATATGGAATCATTGGAGAGATCCTCGTGCTTCAATTGTAAATTATGGATTTTTAACTTGTAATATTAATTCATCCTTTGTTGCTTGGCAAGATAGTATTGGATATAATTTATATGAAGATCTTATAAAAGTGAAAGAAAAGGCATTTTTTTCATATCCATCATTTGACAAATATATTTTCTACCAATGTCATAGAAAAAATCAAATAGATTTTTGGCATGATAAAATTGCATATAATTATAATATAGGTGGAATTTTTCCTAAAGACAATCAGCCAAAGAAATATAGAAAAGATTATAATTTATGTTTGTTCAATACCTCACATAAAGCATGGGCAAAAAGAGAAGAAACACAAATAGAGCTACATGAAACTAATGATTGGGCTAAAACATTATGGGAAAAATATGACAACATCTTATGAAACGTTAATGAAAAATCAAAAAGATGATTATAGATATCTTATTGATTATTCTAATAATGATGATGTAAAAAAAATATCATGGAGAATTTATGATGAAATAATGATTCATTTTGATGAAGAAATTGTTCATTTTTTATGTAGTTGGTATTGTCATTTAGAAGTTGATGATTTTGAACCATTTGGTTATGAATGTTATTATTATGATATAGATCCTCTTGTTTGTCAAGCAAATAAAAAAATAACAAAAAATGTAATCAATAAAGATATTATATTTGATGATATAAAAATTAATGAGAGTATTATTGTAAACAAATATTGTGAGGTATGTTATCCTGTTGGTAAAATCTTCAAAGGAAAATTTGCTTTGATTGGATCTGATAATCCACATTTAGCATGTATCAATCCAATAAAAAGTTGTCAACAATTAATAGATCAAAATGAATTGTCTAAAGTTTATTATAAAACAAAAATTGAAGGCAGACACAATTATTACATGGTATTAGGATGCAATCAAGTATAGAAAAATTAAAAAAACTTGAAAATAAGATTTCAAAAAGAACAAAAAAAATTAAAGAAAAATTAGCAAGTGTAAGAAAACAAAATAGTAATGATATAAGAAAAATAAATCATTTGCCATATCATAAGGTACATAATTGGATTCTTAATAATCAAATAAAAAGTATCGACAGTTATCATGATTCATTATCATATGGTCAATTATCATCAAAAATGTGGTTGATAGATCAATTGCCAGAAGGGAAAGAATTATACATTGAAATAATTGGTGGTTGGTTTGGATGTCCTCTCATAGATCTTTTAAATTCAAAATTAAATATTAAAAAAATTGATTTTTATGAAATAGATGAATCTTGTAAAAAAGTTTTAGCACAATATCTTAATCATTTTAAATTCAATTTTAAGGTATCTGTGTTTGGAGATTTTTTTGAGAGAAAAGAATTAAGACGTAGAGATTTAATAATAAATACCTCATCAGAACATATGCAAGACATTACAAAAATGAAACAATATTTTAAAGGAAATCCTGCTATAGCTATTCAATCAAATGATTATTTTGAATTAGAAGAACATACTAATTGCGTAAATGATATTGAGGAATTAATTTTAAAAAATGAAATAAAAAAAGTATGGTATAAGGGAAAAAAAGAATTTGAAAAATATAATAGATACATGGTGATAGGACAATGGTATGACTAAATTTGCAGTTGCTTGTATTTGTGTAGGTGACAAATATAATATCAATGATGTCAAAAAACTTGAAAAAATGGTTTTTGATAATACATCTTTAGATATTAATTTTAGAGTATTTGATGAACCTATACTATACAAATGGTGGAACAAAGTTTTATATTTTTCTCCACTAATAGAACCATTTAAGGAAGATGTTGTCATAGCTTTTGATCTAGATATATTGATAAAGAATAATATTGATGAATTGTTTGAATGGGCTACAAATGTTAATGGCCTTGGTTTAGTTTGGGCAAAATGGAGACACTCAGGAAATATTGTTCCATATGAAGATTTAAAATATGGATTACGAAACGAAACTACTTTTGAAAATAATAGAAGAAATAGAAGACCAAGCACTCCATATAATTCATCAATCATGTGCTGGAAACCAAATACTATGAATGAAATATGGGATAGATTTAAATTTGAATATCAATCTAAATGGCCTGGTTTTGATTATTATGTATGGATGGATTATCATACATTGGACAAAATACCAAATAAATTTTATTATTCAGCTTACTTTGAAAATTATAAAGATCTAAATTATCCTATATGTTTATTCAATCAAATAAAAAATAAAAAAGAAATACCAAATTTATGTCCTTGGATAAAAAAATATGAATGAAATGTTAAAAGATTATTTTATGGATCTATCTAAAAAAAATGCTAAAAAAGCTTTAGATTATTTTATTATGGGTAAAATATATCCTTATGAAATACAATATGCAAATGAAATGACATATAGATGGATTGTAAAATATTGTTATGAAGTATGTAAAATAATAAGTGAAGAACATCCTAATAAATCATTTTTAGATTTTGGTTGTGGTATAGGTGCTATAGAATATTTTAATGATTTATTTTTTGATTGTAATATTGATAGTTGTGATTGGATTGATAGAGATCAAATCTATAATGAAATGCAATTAAAAGAACCAAAATTTAATTGTTCCGATTGGTTAAGTAATGATTTTAAAATATTTAATTGCAATATAAAATATGATGCAATTATAATTATGAGAAGTATTCTTCTCCATCAACTTCCAGAAGATAAGAATTTACCAAACACTTTTGAAAATTTTATTAGACTTTTAGAAAAAATATTACCATATCTAAATGAGAAAGGTGAAATAATTTTACTACAACCTAGAGAGAATTTTATAACAGAAATAAAAGATTTTTTGGTAAGTAATAACACTAAGTTTTTCAATAAAAAAATACCTGGTGAAGGTGATGTATATAGTTTAAAACCAAGCTCCATTGAGACTTTTATTAGTCAATTTTAAATCGTATTTCAACATTTCTTCTATTTCTGGTCTGTCAATATATAACTCATCTGTTAAAACGAATGCAACAGACATTCTATAACAATTAGTATACATAGCATGCCAACTATAACCAGTTTCTTTTGCTTCAAGATGACTATAAAATTTTAAAGACTTGACATTCCACCCTTTTGAATCATGATAATCTTCCCAATTATTTAACTTATTGTTATATAATCTGAAAATACCATCACCTTTTTCAGACCATGAAAATAAAATATTTCTCCCAGGGATATCTCCATTATGATGCCAACCAATATAACCGCCTGGCGGATATAAAGTCATTAATGCGGGCCTTCTGCACATTACTGATGCCCCCAATTTTTCAAAAATTTTAATTACATTTACTATTGAATTATTTTTATCTTCTTTTAATTTTCCATTTGTCCAATCTATAGATTTTAAATATCCTGGTTTGCCACTATGCCAAGGCCCAGAAGATTCAATTATATTAGATAATAATTCTTCTGATACAGAATATTCTGGAGCAATTTCATGAAGTCCAAAATCGGTTTTATTTACTTTGATATTTTTTATATCAGGAATGTATTTTTCTATATCTTTTAATATGTCCAAATAATATTTTGGAATGTCTTTTTCTACCATCTTGGATAACTATAAAAAATTATTTCATCTCTTGTAAATCCTTCAAGTTTTTCATCATATCCTTGAATAAAATTCCATTTAGCGTCATCATTTTTATTTGTATCAAAATACCAATTCCATTTTATATCATCTCTATACCAAGGATCATCTTTATCAAATAACATTAAGTGTAAAGGAAATTGATCCCATCCATTTACATTTTTAGGATCGTACTTATCCGTCCATCTTTCATGCCATTGATTGTTGGATTTCCATTGCCAATTATTCCACCACTCACTCATAAATGTTTTCATTCTATTATTATTATTCCAGACAAATGAGCCCCCATGTGGTCTGTATTCCTCATTAACATTCCACCATACTTTTGCAGCGTTATATGTTCTTATTTTTGTAAAAACAATGTCATTATCCATTAATGAATTAAATACATTATCAGCTTCATTAGAAAGACATATCATATCAGCATCAAGAAAACAAGTTATATCATAAGGAGTTTTAGTCAATCCCCATAATTTTGCTCTAATATCATTTGGTGCACCACCAACAACGTTATCAAATATTCGATTTCCTAAATCATTAACCCATCTATCTTCTGTGACTAATGTAATTGGATATGATGAATATTCTTTAATACTATCTGCTAAAAGTTGAGTGGCGGATAAATAAAATTTATTTTTTGATGCAACAGTTAAAAATCCTTTATTCATCCTCTTGAGGAATACTTTCTAATAATATAGCAGTAACCCACGCATTTAATTCAATCATATTTTGTGATTTTCTGATCTTTGATCTAAGAAATTTATTTTCAGAATTTTTTACTTCTTCTATTTCAAATGCTTTTAATTTTGCTTCAAATAAATCTTTTAACGCGTCTTCAGTTTTATTTTTTTGTTGTTCTTTTTTTTGATCGACTATATGTGCTTGTTTATTTTTTTCAGTAAAATAGTCTACATCGGTAGGTTTAAACTTTTCAAAAAATCTATCCCATAATCCAGTGTCTTCACTTGTATTAAGAGTATATTGACCTTCTTCATCATTTCTCAATAAAACTGTAATATTAGTTTTAATATTTTCATTTTCCCAAATACCTTCCAGTATTTCATCTTTAAACATATCACCCATAATAAAAATCCTATTTAAATGTTATCCTATTCGTCTCCAAAGATAATAAATTGTGCTTGAATGTGTTGATTGAACTGTATCACCTGCAAACTGTCCTGTATACTGGGCTGAATAATTTCTTTGAAAATTTCCAGTATACTGTTGTGAAAACAACTGACTTGCATATCCTGTGTAATATGGACTATACCTAGCTCCTCCATAATTTCCATAATGTGTTCTAAATTGACCAGAATAATTTCTTTGAAAATTTCCAGTATACTGTTGTGTAAAAAACTGACTTGAAAATCCTGTAAATTGACTAGAATACTGTTGAGAACTTACATTAGCTATCTTATCTTCAAATGACCCCATTTGTGTCCATGTTCCACCAGAAGGAGCACTTGATGAAGTTGTTAATGAATATGATCCAATAGTTCCAACAACAGTAGACCCAATTGTTCCTTGATCTGCTAAAAGAAAATTTCTCCATTCATTTACTAATGTTTCTACATCAGCGTCAGTCATTTGTCTTATATTTCCTGCTACACCACTTTCTGTCGAAGTTTTACATGGAATATACGCATTGCCAGAAGATAATGTTGAATCAGTACTTCCACTATCAGCAGTTTTTCTATAAAGATAATGAGGGGTATTAGCATCAGTATAACCTGGTGACAAACCGAATAATCTGTGAGTTTCATTAAATGAGGTAATTACAGTTCCGGTTCCTCCACCATAACCGTAACCAAGACTGTCCATAGTTCCCGCAGTAGTCCAAGTTCCACCTAAATTCGGAATGCCTGATCCAAAAAAATATGAACCAACACCAGTACTTGTTCCTGTTTGTCTCCACACCTCTGCGCAACATCTTAAAATATCTGTTTTTAATTTTGTAGAGTTCATTTCATGAATGACACCAGACCCCTCCCAATTAACTGGCCATGTCGGGGCAGATGAATTTGCACCAACTCTTTGAGTAAATGAAAAATTAGCTGTTGAAAATGCAGTTGGATTAGATCCATGATAACCAACATCATTATTTCTTATTGTATTACTACCATTACCAATACCACCTGATAAATCATGTCCTGTATTAAGATGTATATTTCCTCTAAGACTAGTACCAGCTTCTTGTGCAAATTTATCTAAAATTAAAGGAACTATTCGTCCTTTAATTTCAGCATCAGACATTTCTGCCAAATCACTTGTGTTTAAAACTCTTAATGGTCTTCCCATATTATATCCTTATTATGGTCCTAATCTTGTTCCAGATGAATCAAATACACCAAATGAAACATATGATAATAATCCATTAGCATCCGATTTTAACATTTTATTAGCACCAGCACCAGAAGTTACTTTCAATGTTGCTGATTGCATTTGGGCAGGTACAGTGACATTTTCACTATCATCCATTGTGATGGTTGTTGTACCTTCAGCATTTTTAATTACATTTCCTTTTACTATTAAATCTCCTACACCATCAGAATTGTTTGATCCTGTACCAATTGTCACATTTTGATTCGTGTCCATTGTAATGGTGTCTTCACCAGCTGAATTCAATAATTTATTTCCACCCAATTGTACGGATGTAGAAGTTAATGTTAATTTACCATCTGTAGTATTATTAATAGATTCACCATTACCAAATGTTAAAGTATTACCACCAACTGTTACATTACCAGTTGTTTTTAAATTAGCAAGATGATCACCAGCTTGTCTTTGAAATAAAAATCCACCAGTTGTTTCATCATATGCCATAATGTTATTTGATGTTCCATTATTAACAAAAATACCAGAACCAGTAGCAGTAGATGTGCTTGGTGATCCAGTTTTTGATACTTCAATTAATTTATCAGCAGTAGTAACTTCAGTTGATGAAATTGTTGTGGTTGTTCCAGAAACAGTTAAGTTTCCAGAAAGTACTGTATGTGCAGCATTTATAGCAAGATGAGAAGCGCCTATAGTGTGCGTTCCTGTTGAAGTTGTAATTTGAGTTGTATTAATTGTCATTTTTTGTTGACCGTCAGTATCATTGCCTACAAAAAACTTTAACTCATCTTCATCATTGCCCCACGCTTGATGAACTGTAATTTTAGTATCACCATCTTTATCTCTTAGATCACTAAAATTTATCCACTCAGCTTGATGATATCCTTCATATTTGTTAAGAGTTGTATTATATCTTATCATACCACCTTCAAGACCAGATGCTGGCCTTTGAGCATCTGTTCCTGCAGGTATTCTTAAAAATCCAGTACCATCAAATGAAAGATCACCAGAAATAGAAGTATTACCGGTAATAGTTATATCACCATCTTCATCAGTTATTTTTGCTAATTCAAATGCTCTTGAAGTCATTGTTCCTCTATAGTTTATTCGTTATTATCTTCAATATCTCCATAATCTATAAAGTCTGCTGCTTGTTCAATTAAAGAACAAGACATACTATTAAATGGATTGTTAGACCAAATATTAACTTTTTTTAAATCTTGAATACTTAGTTTTAAATTTTCAGATTGTATTCTTTCATTATTTAAAGTATTTAGTTCATTTTGAAATTGTTGTTGAACTTCAGGAGGAATGATCCAATTATCAGAATTTTGATCATAAGATCCATATTTTTGTGCTATCTTTTGTGTTTGGATTTGTTTTTCATTGATATGATATCTTATTTCAGCAATCACAGAACTAAAACGATATTTTAAATGAAAATTTTCATTGTTTGAAACATGAACTTTTTCTGTCCAAATTTGTTCAATAAAATCAATAAAATCAGGATTAGAAAAAGAACTATAATCAAGAACTACATAATTGTCATTAATTATAGGTTTTGGTTTTTCAATTTTATTTTTTATAACTTTAGTTTTTGGTTTTCTAATTAATCCTTTAGTTTTCGCTTCAGCCATAATATCTCCATATTAATTAATCAGGAAGTTCCTCCATCAATAGTTTAAATCTTTTACCAGTATTATTATTTGTTAATGTTAAATAATCAGATTCCTCAATAACAGTCCAACTTCCTCTTTCATTTGTTAAGTTCAAGTCAGAAGTATATATGTTTGCCCATCTTGCTCCATCAGCACCTAAGTTTCTAGTGCCATTACCATCAGGAACAAAATGTGAAGCAACTTGTCCATTAAATGTCATATTACCAGTAAATGTTGATGTACTAGAAAATGTTGCTGCATCATCAGCTTCAAGTCCACCAACGTGTAATTTTTGATTATCTGTTATTGTCATATTACCAGCGGCAGTTCCATCATCACCTGCTGTACACATGACAAATTCATCTGCTGACTCATCCCATATAATAGCAACGTTAGCTTGAGATGATCCTCTTACCATCAATAATCCAGTATCGTGAGTACTATTAGATGGAACAGAACTATAATTATTAAGTACAATTAATGGATCAGTAACAGTCATAGTTGAAGAATCAACTGTTGTTGTAGTTCCTGTTACTTGTAAATTACCAGCAACTATCATATTTTTAGATGGTGTGATTGTCAAATCTCCATCTGCCGCAACTGCAAAAGTAGTATTTGCTGCAAAACTATGACTTAATTTTAATTGATTTGTTTCTGCTTTATGAACATGAAGTCCTGCTTGGGGAATTTTAATTCCTACACCAACTCTATTATTTGTAGTATCTACTGCTAATGCGGCATTTGCTGCAGTGGTCACATCAACATTAATATATGTATTTGCTTGAACAGATATGGAACCTGCTGTATTTGCCCAATTACTTTTTGTGTAAATGTCAGTATTTTCAAATGCGGTAAATGCTAATGTTTCTACAATTGTTCCGGTAGATTGTGCTGGAATTGTAAATGAGGTTCCATTTGTTGCTGTAACACTATTTTGATCTATTTTTGTACCGCCAGAATAAACTTCTAATAATCCAACTGTATATCCATTTGATGTTGTAAATGATGTTTGTCCATCAGTTGCAACAAATCTTTCTCTTGTAAATGCCGCTTTTGATACATCTGTTACTGAAATAGAATCAACATCAACAATATCACCAGTATTAACTGCGGTTCCTAAAACTATTGCAGTACCACTTGTTGAAGTATAGTCACTATTGTCTAACTTAATACCATTTAAAAATACTTGAACAAAATCTGGATTATAAGTTGCTGTTATGCTAGTTGTTGATCCAGAAACAACGTGTCTTGTTCTATATGTTGCAGCAGATGATTGTATATTATACCATTGCGTTCCTGCTGCTGAATAATATTCTATTGCTCCTTTACCACCATCCTTTTCAGTATTAAATCTTATCATACCTGCAGCAAGATCTGTGGTAGGTCTTTGAGCAGTTGTTCCTGTTGGAAGTGTTAATGAACTTGTTGCATCTCTACCAACAAATGTATGAGCAAAAACATTGTTTGCATAAATTTCTTTAACTCTTTTAGCATTAGTTCCAATATCAAAAGTATTATTTTCTGCAGGAACAAAATTTCTATTTGCAGCATTATTTCCTATTGTCCAACAAGCAGTTCCTTCTGTTTGAAAAGTAATTGTATCTTCATCAGATCCAGAAGAAGTTTCTAATGTAATTTTTGTATCTTGATCAGCATCAACTGCTCCACCCAAACCTACATAAGTGTTTGCTGTATGATTATAACCTTCATATCTTGAAAGTTGATGATTATATCTTATTGAACCCCTAAGACTAGAGTTTCCAGGCCCATGATCAGCACCAGAACTTAAAGAAGTAATTGTTGGTGCTTCCGCAGTTGTACCAGAAGGTATAATTAAACTTGAAGTATTATTTGCTCCAACTGTCTGCCAAAATCTACCATACTTCCATCTTTTATTACCATACTCTCCATCACCAATAGAATGTGAGGCATTGGCAGTTGCTCCTTCAGGGGCAACATCACTATTAACATCAGCACCTAAAACTACAGTATCATCTTCATCACCAGTGCTTCCCAATTGTATATTTCCTTTTGCATTAACTTCACCAGTTACAAAAACAGAACCACCAACATTTAATCCTTTTGTTACAGATAAACCACCTGTCAATTGTACTTGTCCAGTACCGAGATCGTATTGTGTAACATCTGCCGCTGGTTGGCCTGATACCCCAACAGATAATGCAGCAGAAGACGCATGAGTATGATTAAATGAAACTTGCCCATTTGCAACAAGGGCATCAACCCTAATTCCACCATGTCCAGTATTGTCTCGTCTAACTAATGCATTAGATAAACCGGCGTCTGTTGATGTATTTACGTCTTGAATTATTTGATTTGTTCTTACTCTCCAAGTGTCAAATGAGTCAGTAAGTGCTACGTTCGCGAATGTTGGCATATCTTAACCTATTTTTCTAAAAATAATTGTTTAAGTTCTTTCATTTCTTCTTTGATATCAGAAATTTCTTTTCTCAAGGTATTTATCTCATCTTGTTTATATTGAAAATTTTTAATCATTTTTCTATGACTTTTTAAAGATTCTATATCAGTCCTCAATATTGCATTTGTATTCAAATCTTTGACAAATCCTGGTGCATCAGTTTTAACATATGACATATTATGAATCCAATGCTATTACTCTAAGATCTTTTACTTGTGGAACATTTGAACCGTCAGATGAAGAAAGAACAATTTTAATTGCAAATGTTTTAAAATCTTTAAATGTTGTTGTTCCAACTGAATATTCTGCTGTTTCATTAGGAGTTTTATAAACATAGGTTATAAAATCTGATTCATTTGCAGAAAACATATTACCATCAGTTTCTTGTGAAAATTTCTTCCAAGATTTATTATCAAATATTTCACTATCATTTCCACTAAGGACTTTGTAATATACGTGAATATTTGAAACACTTGGTTTATATGCTCTTAAATATACTTTTAAATCTTGTGCATCAAAACCATCTTCTAAAGATACCCTTCTTGTAATATATCTCACTTTATTATTACCACCAGATTGTCCAAGTTCGGATGCTATATTGATTACCGCACCAGAACCAGAAGGTGGTGTAATTGAAATATCATCAAAATATCCAGACCCCGCTGAAGATACTGTAGCTGAAGTTATAACCCCACCAGTGACTCCTATTGTCACAACTCCACCAGTTCCAGAGGTTCCAGTAACATTTACAGTTCCTGCTGAATATCCTGTTCCCCCTTTAATAATTGAAATATCACTATCAGAAATTTCTCCATTACCAATAATATTTTCTACTGTTATCAAGTTTAATCTATCTAAATCAATAGCAGGAGAAACATTTGAATCTGCAGTAGCCATTTGTGCTTGAATTAAGGTATCTGGTAAATTACTGACAAAATTATTTGTTCTAATTTTCTTTGTATTATCAAATATTAAATTTTTATTATTTGAAAATTTAGTAAATGTTGTATCTCTTGCTGATTCAGAATTTTTTGTATTTTGATAAAGATATTCTAAAACGGTATCAGAAAATTTAAGATCAGAAGAAGACAATTTCATAACATCAAATTTAGTATCAGATGTAGCTCCAGATAATGGAGATGGTTTAATATTAAATTGACAAAGATTTGCATCTGATGTTGTCAATTGAAATGAACATTTTTGTAATTTAAACATCATACTTCTATTCTTAATATTTGTCCATTCACTTGAATTTTGTGTAATAAAAAATTTACCAATTTCTGGTGTTCTTCCTGCTTTAGTATTTGATGTTGTAGAATTTGTAACAATTCCACCATCTACAGAAGTATATACTTGATAAAACCGGCTATTGGTTAAAACAACTATAGCGTGCTCTCCAGGAGGTAAATAAACTGGTGATGGAAATTCAAATTTAGTTCCACTAGAAGATAGTGCTGCATTAGGTGAAGTTGTATCTTTGTATACTTGATCAGGAACCAAAGTTTTTTCTGCGAATGGAAAGACTGCAGAAGAACTAGGAACTCCACTTACCATTGGTCTTATTTGAACAGTGATGGGACTATAAGCATCTTTGTCTAAAAAGTAAAGAGTTAAATTTCTTAAAAATATACCATTCTTATATTTTGTTTCATCTACAAAAAATGATTGTGCCATTGGATTAACAAAATTAACAGAAGAAGATTTTCTAGAGACAGAATCTTTTGTAATTGTATTTGATTTTATATCTTCTCGTCTTGCCAACGCTGACCGAGTTGAAACTATAGATCCATCTGTTGTATTTTCCATTCCTTTAATATGAAATGTTTTTTCAGCAACAGATTCATTAGATGACAATGTATTATCTACTGAATCAGTAATTCTAACCAATCTTTCACCAGTTCTAAATTGTCCAGCTGTTAAAGTCATGCTACCAGCTAAAACTCCATTTACATCTGAAGTAAAATTTGTATTTGCTGCTGTTACAGAAAGAGCGGCATTTGCTGTAGTGCTACCTCCACTTGTTACATAAGTAGCTTGAACTACTGTTGAAGTTCCTGTAGATGCCCAATCGCCATTTGTATTAGCAATTAATAATGTTGAATTTCCTTGATAATCTGTATGAATTAATGTTCCATTTATTGCTGGTGTATCTTTTACACTTACAGTTACATATTCTCCCTCATTTGCAACAAATGTAGAATCACCGGGATTAGTTAATGATAATTTATAAGCAGATTGTGAGGAATCTCTCATTTTTACATCGTCAATATAAATGTAATGTTCTGTACTTGGTTTTAATCCTTCAGCTTTGAATAATATAGTTTGTTCTCTGCTATAAGGTACTATTGTTTCATTAACAATTCTATTATTTACAGTTTTCTTAATTGTTTCTGGTTGGTTTTGTGAAAGAATACCTTCTCTTGAAATTGTTTGTTCAATTGTTTTTGCAGTTCTCGAAATTGTTGTTACTGATCCTTTTTTTCTAATTTTTGTAACATCATCATTATTAACTTCTACACCACTCCAATTTTTAGACCAACTATCCCATTGTGTACCAAAACCTTTTGTTGCTGCACCAGACGCCCAATTGTCATTTTGTCCTTCTAAATTTACCAAAACATCAGCATATTTGTCTTGATAAAACCAAGTATCACTTGATGGGCTTAATGTTAAAGTTCCATTAAAAGACGTTGCTCCATATGGATTTACATATTCAGTTCTTGTGGTTGTTGGTTGAGTTATAAAATCAGAATCCGTATATGCAAGTGTAACTAAGCTACCAGTTTTTTTAATATTTGAACTACTAACAGAAAAATCAAATTTAAAATTTTCTGAATTAAATGATGGTCTTAATGTGGATTGATCATAATCTATTGAAACTTTATAATCAGAATCAACAACATCACCTATTGAATGTCCTGAAAATTGATCAACTAAAATACCATTTTTAAAACGTTCAACACCCGCATCAGTAAAAATTGGTTGATCTTTTGCATCTTTTTCTAAAAATGATAATGAAGTATAATATTCTAATTGCTCTATTCTTTTTTCCAATTTACCAATATCTCTCATGGTAAATCTTTTATTTTCAATATATTGTAAAGTTATATCAGTCACATTGAAAGTATATTCAGGAACATCTGCAATATATAAAGTCATTGAATCTTCATCATCAGCTGGTACTACTGGATCAACTGAAGGGATACCCTCTATAATATCAAATTCTCTATTTTTAGACAATACTATTTTATCTTTTCTTGGTAAATAAAATTCAACATCAGTATTCAAAACAACATCCGCATCTGGAATAACTGGTAATATTGTTGTTTTACCATTAATGCTTGAAGTATCTAAAGCAAAATTTGTTGCTACATCACCATTTGTTCTTTTTGGCCTAAAATCTAAACAATTTCTTAAATTTACTGTACGACCTGTAGTAGGACTAAGAAAAGTTGGAATATCTGCAAATGCTACACCCGCAGATGCTCCCAGATAAGTATCAACTGTAAATGGTGCGTTTTCTGTACCATGAGTAAAATAGTCAAAAACTGCGACAATTGGTGTTACTGGTGCAGATTCACCAGGTTTTAATGTTATTGATCCATGATCATAATAATTGTCTTTTTGTCCACTATTAAAAGTATATTTTGATGTAATATTATTTGTGTCAGAATCACTCGCACAGGCCGCAGCAAATAATGAACTAGTTAAACTAGAAAATGTTGTGGTGGGTGCTTTTACAACTGCTTTAAGAGATTTAATATCAGATGTTTTTAAACTAATTGTTGTGTTAGCAGCATCACCAGTTGTAATCAATGCAGCATATTGACCTTTTCCTCTCAATGTAGATTCATTATTAGTAGAATCAAATGTAGTTGTATTTGCATTAACAATAGTTTTTGTCCTAAAACCAGTTGCTGCAGTATCAAAAACAACTGTTGCAACAATTGAAGCTCTAAAAGTATCACCAGAACCCCCACCAGTATCAAGATTTAAAGATGTACCACCAGCTGGTATTTTGCTACCAGAACTAACTACACATGGCACAATATCACCATTTTTTCTAGCGGTACTTTGTTTATCATGTACCGCAACAATATAATTATCTAACAAATCTGTTGTTGATAATGATACTTCAGCTGATCCTCCTGGTTTAAAAATACCCGGTGCAGCAGACAACCCTTCCATTAAACCATTGGTAAATTGGACAGTTGAACTATCACCAGAATATAATCTTTTTACAGTATAACCAAAATCAGATCCAGTTAAAGGTTTTAATGTTTTTACTACTGATTGAGGAAGTTCGTAAACTAATGAATTTCTTGTTGTTTCAAATATTTTTGTATCACTAGTTACATCTAATGTATCAACTTTACCTAATCGAGAAATTTCACAATGTTTATCAATAGATCCACCGCCATTTGATTCAATAATACTTTCTATTTCAGTTGTAGCAAAGTCAATTTGACAAGTATCTGTTGAACCAATATCTGTTAAAAATGCTTTATCAACTGTAATAGTATGTCCTGATTGTGCTGTAATATTTCTTATTTGATTAACAGCAAGCCCACTTGTCATTTTTATTTTTCCACCAACATAAGCAGATGCCACATTTGATGAAGTTCCATTATGTAATTCTACTGTTAATGTACCCGCGGAAGTTGAAGATCCTGTTGCTACATTTGATTTAATACTTGAAAAACTAGTATCATAAACATATAAATCATATGTTCCACCACTAGTTCCTGGAGTACCAGAAAAATAATCAACTTGTCTTACTCTTGTTGTTCCTATTTTTGTTTTATTGTAATTGGCTACAGATCCAGTAACAATATCTACTCTTGATACACAATGTAAATCAACAACATTTTGTGTTGCAATATTAAATACATTATTGGCGCTATCAATTCTAAAGTAATTACCAAAGTTTGTATTAACAACAAAATCAACTGCAGTATTTGTATCTCTACCTTTTCTTATATCAACAAATTCAGTTGCAATACTCTCATATTCATAACCTCTCACATACGCTTTACCTGGTTCTAATCCAACAGATACTTTGTCATTATTCAAAATTGTTTGTGTTTGACCAGAACCAATAGCTGGATTGATAGTCATCGCTGTATTGGATGATATCGCAGTAATTGTCGATGATGCAGAAGTCACTGAACCATTTGTTAATTGAATTGTATCTCCAACCCTAAATTCATTTTTAAATTTTGTAGATAACCCATCTATTGTTGTTGTAGAACTAGCTGTAGTTGTTCCAGTTGCTCCTTTATGTTCATTAAGATTTGCTAAGAATGGTCTTACTGAATAATTACCAGACTCATCAAAAGTTCTTCTTGCTAAAGTATTATCTAACTCTGAATATAAAGGATAATTTACAATTTTAGTTGGTGTTCCATTTTCAACTCTTAAAATTTCAACAAAACTTGCATCAGAGACATTTGTAATAGCTTTTTTATCCAATACTAAAGAAATCTTGTATCTATTAGCACCAGATGCATTAACGTTATAAGAACCTGCTGCATTATCTAATAAAGTTGTATCATCAGAACTTGTTGTAACTGACTCTGTTATTGTAAGTCCAACTTTATATGTTGGAGTCGCACTTTGTTTTTCTAAGACAAGGGTTTGTGTATCAACAATAACAAAAAATCCATTTACATAATAAATTCCTTCAGCAATTGTTGCTATTGATGCTAATCCAGTAATTGTTCCAGATGTTTGAGTAGTTGTACTTGTAGATGTATCACCAACAATATGAATTGTTGTACTTGTTCCACTTATTTGTGCTGATCCATTATACCTAACAATTAACATAGGATCATCAGTTCCAACCGCAGCAACTGACGCGATCACATCAGCAGTGACTGTTGGTTGATTTAATACTTGTATTTTTTGATTTACAAAATTTGCTAATGTCGTATTTGTGGCTACTCTTATATAATGAACATTAGTATCCAAACTAACCTGACCGCCAGTTACTAAACTTCCATCTTTATAAAATGCATCACCAAATCTTGATATTTGATTTTGAAGAATAGTTTGTAATTGTATTAATTCTCTTACTTGAATTGATACAGAAGGTTGAAATAACATTCTGAGAAACTTTTTAGTTTCATCATAATCATCAAAATATGGTGATTGCTGTAATGTAGATAGTAAACTTAATGTAGCCATGTATTATCTTTTAAAATTCGATTATAAGTTTAATGTCTTCTGTTTGGTCAGAAGCTCTTGCGACGGGAGAACGATTTTCAACATATAAAATAGAACCAGAATATGGATCAAGTTCTCCTGCTGTTAGCGCATTAATTGTTGCTGTACTACCACTACAAGTAACACTTTCAGAAATTTGAAATCCTCCTGGTTTTCCAGTTATAGCAGTTCCACCATCAGGAGCAGTTAAATTACTACCAGTTGCTGCTGCAGTGCCAGTAAGTTTATTAGCAGAGGTTGGTCCCAACTCGGTTGATATTATTCTCAAATCTTTATAATTTACACTATTTACAACAACATCTGTTACATCAACTATTCTTGCTTGTGCACCAGATGTTCCTCCAACAACAACATTATCTGCTAAAAAATTAGAACCAGTAACAGATCCGACTCTCATTGTTACTGCTTGAGTAACTGCAGTTGCGACTGATCTATGGGTAGCATTAGCATAATTTGGATTTTTAATTAACCCAATTTTTCTGAAATCATTTGATGTTGTAAATTTTCCACTTTCACTTTGTTCTAATCTTGTATTAATCATAACAAAATTACCACCAAGTTCAGAAATTAAATCATATCCATGACCACCTTTTGGTCCAATTACCGGTGAAATTGCTGCACCAGATCCAGTAGCACCAGTTCCATTTTGTATAACTGAAACTGTTGCTGAAGTATAATTAGAACCTACTTCGCCAGCAAATACTGCACCAATTGTTCCAGAAGTTGATCCCTCCGCACATCTAGCAGTAGCACCAGTTCCATCACCATAAACTTTACATTGGGGAAAAATAGAAAATGATCCAGAGGCTGTAGCGGATAACGCCGAATCTAATGTAAATTGTCCTCTACTATTACCATCATCATAAACATAGGCTGTTACTTTTTTAATTGTATTGTTAATGTAAATACCAGAATTATTATAAATTCCGTCAGCGGTGTCAAGAGAACCATCACCAGGATTTGTTACTTCAAGAAATGTGGTAGTAGCAGTAGCATTTAGAACTGATCCTGAAAAGAATTTATAATTAGATCCTGCATTAGTTATTTGATAAACATCTAATCCACCGTCAACTGAATTTTTTTCTATATCCCATTGATTGGATCCGTCATCTGTTCCCATTCCGGTTGTTGCTGATTGTCCTATTGCGTTAGCATTTCTTAGTGTTTTAACAGGGATATAATTAGGAGTTACAAACTTTAATGCCTCTGCTGCAGTAATTGTGTACAAATATTTCCATTTGTAATTATCAGTTCCATACTTGTCATCAACTGCACTTGCTTCTGTGCTAACAGAAATTGGTTGTGAAGTAGAAGATGAATTATTTGCATTATCCAAACATTTATATACATTAAAATCTGTAGTCATCACTACCATAGGATTTGATGTATTAGAATGTAATTGATAACTACCATCCGCATATTCTGAATAAATTGTTCCAGAAGTCCAATTATATCTTGGAATAACATGGGAAACATCTGAACTTAAAACTTTTTTTGCAGCAATCATAGAGTTCCATGATTCATATGTATTTTCTTGTTGTGTATCAAAAGGTGAATCTGGATTATTATCATCACTCCATGATGATGTTTTTCCAATGTACAAATAATAATGATCATCTAGAGAAGTACTTCCTTCAGGAGTCCCTGTTACTGTAGAACCACCCCAACTAGAAGTTTCATCTATACTTTCTTTGAATTGTTTAGCATTATGTACTCTAAAATTTCTTGTGACTAAAGCAGGCATTAATGACTCCTAATTATTATAAATATCTTGTTTTTATTTATGTTCTATTCATTGTGGAAATATTATTTAGAGAAAATGATTGATAGTCATCACTTCTATTATTTATTTCCCAATTTACAAATTGATTTAAAGTAATTTTATTTGAAGAAACTGAATTAACTGTATAAAATTGATAATCTTCTTCAAACAATCTCCATTCAGTGTTATATTTTGCTACTGAACCTTCTGTACTGATTGTATCTGAAATTGATTCTGTTTCAATAAAATTTCCATCCTCCATTAATAATTCTTCATCCAATGATATATATTTTCTATCTACAATAAAATCATTTCCAGCTGAGTAGATATCTGTTAAACTATTTATAGTGTGATCAAAATTATAATCAGAAATTGATAATGCTGTTGTTGTATAATATCCAATTTTTTGATCTTTTAACATATTAATTTGACTCGTAGACCAAAGATCTTTACTCATTCTAAAAATTTGTCCCGATGAAGAAGAATATGATGAATAATCATGTCTTAAAGGTGTTCCATCTTCTTGTAATAAAGTTATATTATTTCCTGTTGAAAGTTTAATTTTAAATTTTTGATTATGAACTTGATCACCAAAGGTATGTGTTCCTGGTGTTTGTGTATTTGAACTAACATCTATTAAATATACATAATCATTTTCATTTAAATAATTGTCAACTACAGGTATTTTAATATAACTTTCAATTACTTTAATTTGTTCAGAATGATTTTCTGAAGCAGTTATTGGAATTGTAAAATCATTACCATCAGTTTGAATTATATCTGAGTAATTAATCAATTTATCATCAATGTAAATATTTAAAGTTCCTGGCTCGTATGATTTAACAATATTTACTGTCGTCGCAGAACCTGATATTGATAAATCTGCTAAATCAAAAGTTGATATTTCATATTTTGTTGTGATAGCGGAAGACCAAGAATATCTTTGCATATCAGACCAAAATCTCACACTGGGATATGATTTTTGAATACTATTTTCTTTCTTAATTTGATCTGTTACCACTCTATTAGCAGCAACTGTTGAAGTAGTTCCATCTTTCAAAAGAATGCCGTCAATATAAGTTTCACCTTCTGTTTCTAATTCAGTGTCAGTAACTATTGAGGAATGTTCAACATTTGTATTGATTATTAACTGTCTTAACAAACTTCTATAAATCGCAGATCCATCAGGGTTTAATGAATTGATGTCAGATAAACCTTTATTCATCATTATCGCATTTAAATCATTTCTAATGATGACTTCTCCAAACAATTCCATTCCTCCAGGATGAATTGTATTCAGAACTAAATCTTTATATCTTCCTATAGATGTATCTGATTGTACTACATAAGAAAAATCTTGATAATATTTACTATCTTGAATTTTTTTCTGTGAACTTAATTGACCATCTGCTCCCCTATAAAAACCTTCATAAAATCTCACCGCATCCATTCTGACAGTACCATTTGCGAGACCATCACCACTTCCAGAAAAATCAATTGTTGGTACAGTTGCTCCAAACGCAGCACCAGGATTATCAACGGCAACTGATGTAACACCTCCACCCATAGATTTTACAAAAATAGAAGCGTTGTTTCCAATAGGACCAGCCGCATTTTGAATATTATCATTATTTTCTTGATAATAATTATTTGTTTTTACTGAAACGGTTGGTGTTCCATCATATCCATCTCCAAATCTAGTAACATTAATGGTATTAATAGTTCCAACTGTTTTGTTTGAAAAATTAAATGCAGAATTTAAAAATGTTGATGAAGTCCTATTAGTAAATATTGGGACATGATTTGTATTAGCAGAATTACTCCCATAGTCACCATTTCCAATAGTGATATCATTTGTGAATGCTGTACTAGTATGAGAAACTGCTGTATTTAATGTAGGTGAAAATGCAAAACCGTCATCTCTAAATGCATTTACGATATCTGAGGTTGTGAAAGTATCTCCTAAAGTAGAAGCATATCTTATAATTGTATTACTAATTGCTTTGACAACAACTCCACGTTTTGTTGAATATGTAGCATTATCATATATGTGATAATTTGATAATAAAAATCCGTCTCTAATAGGAATATCTGTATTAGTTGATAATGTCATAACATGGGTATTTGTTAATTCATATACTTTTTCATCATTAACAGATATTATATTAGTATCAGATATCGTCGCGACTTCAGCCATTGCGCTGGTAGTTGGATTATTAGAAGAATTATCAAAATCAATTTTATCACCCACTTGATATCCTGATCCACCTTCGTTAGTTATTGGTTCAACAAATACCACTTGATCATTTGTTGTAGATCCAACTCTTAAAGAAGCACCGACTCCTTCTGTCTGTGATAGAGGTAGATTTTGATCTGCAACATAACCATTACCTTGTGCAGTAATAGTCACTG